GGCTATCAGCATTATCAGACCCGTAAAGACTAATGCGCCGACCCCAAAAATCAACCCTAAGTTCCGAGATATTAGCCACAGCCCCAAGAGGACGAGTAAATTCAAGTAAGTAATCCCACGCCACCCTTTTGGACTGAGCATAAGTCGGAGCAATATAGGCAAATCGTGGGTTTGGTTTCTTGCACTCAATTGCAGCCTTTATGAGATGGTTAATGGCAGATACAGTCTTGCCCATACGACGATGAGCTACTACAACCGTAAACCTGTGGTTATCTACTGCCTCATGGATCTTTAGCTGCTGCTCACGAGGCTTATAAGCAATCTCGATTACTTCTGCCATGTAACCACGTGTTCCTGTGGCCCACCACCAGCGCCTGTTACCTCAGTCCTAGCCAGCTTAGGAATATGGTACTCAGATAGCTTCTGGATAATGTCCAATGCCTTATGAGGATCTTTATCAGCCACCTCATTAAGCCATCTATCCATGTTAGGAGCATTGCGCTCTAATAGCTCTGCAATAGCCTCTCTGACCTTGCTAGTGGCCTTATTAGGCATTCCTTTAGGTCTACCCGGCCCTGCTAGTCCTTTGCCGATTTCTGGCGTTTCTTTAACGTTATTTGTTTCCATAATTGCATTACCTTTCAGGTGTCATGCCTTACCACTTGCTTTGTCAAACATATACTCAAATTGACTAGCAACAAATATTGCATCTTCGTCACTTAAGCTATCTAGCAATATATCCCTGCCTGATGATGTTTTTACAAAATCAACGCCTTTTGGCAAATGGTTGTTTCTGAACCATGTAATAAATGCTCTAGCTTCTGTTTGTGTCATTGCATTATCCTTTGGATGTCATGCTTACTTACGATCTTGTTGGCTACCTAATAGTCCTGTTCCAATTATAGGTGCTGCTTGGAATAGTGGCTGGCCTTTAGATACTCCTGCTCTCATCTCTGGTGTTATGTCTATGTAACGAACTCTTGCCATTCCGCTATTACTAAACTTGCTTCTATCTTCACCTAATTGCTCTAGCAAATCTAAATCTTCTTGGACTTGTTTATCTGATTGAGTTCGTATCTTAGTCTCCCCTACCTTAGCTCCCCACTTCTTACCGTACTTATCTAGGAACTTAGGATATATCTCGTCGTAATACTTCTTCATTCCTTCGCCGCCAATTTTCAAATCACCACCAGAAAGTTCTGTCATGTATTGCTTACTTGATGTCATTGAAACAGGATCATACTTTCCTGCAACTTCTGTTTGCTTACCAGTACCTTTAGACATCTTTTCAGCAATTTCTTTACCAACGTAATCAGCCAATTTGCCTTCTGGTATTGCTTCACCAATCATTTGACCACGGCCTTGGACTTGTGCGCTAACTCTATAAGTACCGTCAGCATTTTTGCTGTATAACAAATTATCAACTTGCTTACTCAAGTCAAACCTAGCTGCTTGCTGGCTACCTGTTGTCAATCCGATACGATCATAACCATTCTCGGCTGCGTGCTGTATTGCTCTCTTTAGGGCTAGTTGATACCAAGTATCTTTAAATGGAGCATCTGGTACTCCACCTTTTGATGCAGTCCACGCAGACTGTAATTGCTCATATTTAGCCACTTCTTCCGGCTGCATACGCTTCAACGTTGCATACATAGAAAGATTTTGCTCAGGATTAAGGTCATATTTTGCAGCCAATTCTTTAGAATAATCTCTAAATTGCTTTTCAGCATCCCTTGATGCCGCCGATATATAGCCCTTATCTCTACCTGCCTGATGCCAGTCGCTCTGCACTTCCTCAATAAGCAACATCTTCTTACCATCAGCGTCTACTCTGTCATTGACTCGTAAATGGGCTAAAACATTCTTTTGCGGGAAATGCGGTGAACTATATTGCTGTACTGTATTATTTAGCGCATCAAAATTTGCTAACTCATCTGGCGTCATCAAATTTCTGAATGTAGGGGTTCCATATTTCTCATACATCTGACGAGCAAATTCTTCTGCTTGTCTTGTTGTCCCCCTATCTGGCATCGTCAGCAGCAACTCACGGTAATTCTCACCCCCCGGCAATTGCCATTTACCAAATTTTGGTGGTGTAGTTTCTGGAATTTGTATACCAAGTTTCTGCTGAACCTTTTCAACAGCGTCAAACATCTTACCTAAACCTAACAACTCATATTGTCCGTCAGGAGTTCTCCAAGCGTAACCAGATGACGTATCTCGTATTTCTCCTATTGGTTTATTATCAACAATTAAGGAGTTACCCTCCCATCTTGTTGGGCTTGTACCATATTGCACTTCC